TCCATCCTGGAACAATGTTAACGCAATTCTCATAACGAGACAATCGCCTTCTAATAGCGATTGAATCGGTCCTAAGGTCCCCTCGTAGTAGCGACAACATTGCTGCTGCCGGGTTCCACAAGATCGGCTCATTAGCTAAGTGAACCGAGGAATCTCCAAAGCGGATGTACAACCCTCTAGCTTATAGCTCCTGTATTTAAAACAGAAACTCTGAGTTCGATGGTTGAGACATGCCACCCCGCCGTACTGAGCTGCCAAAGGCCATGGAATCCGTATTCCAGCATCATCGTTCTCCCATAATGGGACTGCGGTAAATTTCTTACCCAGTTTGACCATTATGTGATCGAGGACGTGGTGTAAGGGTACTCCATGAACCGATGACCATTCAGTAAGTCGGTTGTAGATTACGTACCTGTCTTGAAGTGTTTCCATCTTACGAAGGAAAACACTACGGATATTGATACCTCCAAGGTAATCATGTCCACAAGACTCTTTGAAATCACCGTCTACAAACGTCTTTTCGACATTCGGAGTAAATCCGAAAGCTTCAAGGCATTTGAGGACTAAAGGAGCTGCGGCTTTAACGACGATTATATCGTCGCCAAAGACCCCAAAATTCCCTAGAGAGTTCCCGCGAGGGAATCTTATAGGAATGTCCAATAGTCTATAAACGGAACGCACAAGCGTGGCAAATATGAGGGTTTGTAACGGAAATGTATATCCGTTCCCCATAGATGACACCATATGCAGCGGCACAACGGTGGAATCCACCATTGTCACAGGACTTCTTGTAAATTGCAACCAACCATTTACCTCTTTTGGAAGTAATTGGCGAAGCAATGATTGAGAAATACTGTCGGAAGCGCTAGAAAGATCAATAGTCGCAAAACTATTGTCAATCGACCCTATCCGCGCTAGTTCTCGGTTCTTATCGGGCTGAAGCAAAACTTCATCCTGAATAGGAAAAGGCCTATCGGCACTCTCTGTTTTCGAGATTTTAATCCCGAACTCAAAGTTGAGCAGATCCTCAAGAACTTTACCAATACCTTTCTGGAACATCATGTTCAAGAGAGGTTCGGTGCATATCGTGCGAGAGATCTCAATGTTTTTAGGAACACATGAGAGCTTACTTCCTTCTACGACTTTCGGCTCCCCAAAATGTTTG